CGTGTCCGACACTTGAATGTTTGGAGCCAGTTGGATACCACCCAGGACAGTCAAATTAGAAACAACCACATTGCCTAGGACGGTCAGGACGTTTGAGGCCGTATCAGAGACTTGAAGGTTCGATCCGACGTAGAGACCGCGGGTTGTTCTGATGTTGCCCTGGACGGTCAGGACGTTTGAAGCAGTGTCCGACACTTGAAGGTTTGGAGCCAGTTGGATACCACCCAGGACAGTCAAATTGGAAACAACCATATTGCCCTGGACAGTCAGGACATTCGATGCTGTGTCGGACATCTGAATATTTGCACCGAATGACGACAGACTCCCGATGACGAGCTGCGTGGCACTCAGGGTCGACATGGACACATTACCCTGGACAACCATAGTGTTTGAGTCCGTGTCAGACATTGTGATTTTCTGACCAACCTGGGCGAATCCACCAGACCCTATCAGTAGGTTTGAAATTTGTAGGACGGATCCGATTGATACATTGCCGTGTATAGTCAGTACATTTGCAGCCGTGTCGCAGAAAAACACATTGGACCCGATTGCAACATTTCCACGGAGAGTCACTGAATTAGCCGTGCTATCCGACACAACCATACGGGTTCCGACGCTGAGGGCGTTTGAGATAAAGGCGTTACCTGTCACGTACAGGTTGGTCGAAGTGACTGGGGTTTCCTTACCGACAGACAGTGTGGTGTGGATGTTCTCGTTGTGAATGTTGATGCTGTTGGGTACATCTGCTGCACGTCCTGCCCCAGACACGAGAATGTTGACGGTCCCTCCACCCTGCACACGTGCTATCAGTCCGATTTCCTGTATAATTGCACTTGGATCGGTCGGTTTCACCTTCGACAACTTCCCGGGGCTACTGGCTATGTACGCAATTTTACCGACGTCACCAGACACAATCGCTGTGTCGAAGATGGTAGCCGGGATAGTCAGAACCTCCCCAGACATTACGACGTAGCCGGACGCGTTGTGGGCGTAGGCCTTCAGTGCAAGACCAACTGCAGGCATAGTGCTAACCGAGAGGGCGTTGGACAGGTCGCCGTTTATCTGACCCGAATGTCCCTGTCCGGACTTTAGATAGATTGGCTGCCCGATCGTGACTGCACTCTCGAACTTGTCAATGAACTGAAGGTGTCTGGTGATCGTCCCACCCGTCCCGCTGTCGATTGTCATGATACCTAAAGTGTCGTCGAATACTATGTTGGAAGATGTAGTCAGGGTGTTACTGCTCGGTGTGCAGAAGACGACACCCGTGCTGGTCGTGAGACCGGTCATCGAAGCAGTTCCTCTGACCCTAAGGGAAGTACCGCCGATGTCAGACCCAACAAGTAGAACGTCCTGAACTGACGTATTCCCGTTCACTGTGAAGACATTCGCATAGTTCGGGGTCACCAAGACCAGTCCACCGACGTCCAAGGCGGCCCGACCCGTACAGCACCCGTTGATTGTCATGTTTCGCGACACCAGAATATTCCCAACCGCTGTTATATTTTGTGCATCGTTCCCCCGGATAACTGTCATCTACTACTACCTCGGAATTTTATCCATGGAAAGTAAAAATGTTCCGACCATAATGGATCCAAGCCCGGCGTACTGTTTCAGTGACGTGAGTCGCTCACCTAGCACGAAGAAGAGTACAACTGTCTGAATTATGGTCGAAATACCATCCCACAGTCCTTTGGTCCACAGGATATTGGCGTATTTCAGGTTCTGAACCAGGAGGTACAGGACAGCGGACCACCCGGCCACACCACCCACCAGGTACAGGGGATTTCCACTGCGTGCGAAGAATTTCAGTTGCACGTCACCAAATAGTTCGATGAGACTGAGTAGGGCGATACTTGAGACGCTCATGCTTTCTTATAGGTAGACAGGATTAAATTGGTCATCGGTGTTGGTTTTCTATCGATGTACACACGCACTGGTCCTGTGTGATTGAGATTGAGCCACAGTATGTGCGCGACGGTCAGCACGCCGGTCACCAGTGGGTCAAGGGTCCAGTCTATGGGGACATTGCGCAATGTGTACAGAGGGATCAGCTTGATGAAAATCTGTAGGACTAAAAAGAAGGCTATACGGGCCGGGTCAGTCATGCTGAATAGCTGAACGGCGTTGAAAAGGAGTGCCACAGTCAGGGCGAGTTTGGGACTGAAGGCCGTCAGACCTAGCATGTACAGTAGGTACCAGAAGAAGGCCCAGTAGGAAAATAAAAAATCAAAACGGTCACTCATTAAAGTACTTGGGTAATATAAATGAACGGAGTCTACAAGTTCCTCGTCAACCGCCCGGTGCGGAAAGGAGACTGTGTCATGTTCGACATCGATGACACCTTGGTGTGTTCTGGTGATGGAAGTCTGAACCAACCAGTGTACGACCTACTGATGTTCAGTCGCAGTCTCGGGTACAAGGTGATTATTATGACGGCTCGACCCTACATACTTGGCGTCCAGGGGTACACCATGAACCAACTCGACAAATTCAACATCAAGTACGACCTACTGGTCATGTGTCCCGCATCGGACAAGACAAAGTTCAAGAAGGTACTGCAGAAGGAACGGGGGTACCACTTCGCCCTGTCGGTCGGAGACCAGATGACTGATCTGACTGACTCGGAAGCTAATTTAAAAATTGAGACGTACTAAAAGTACAAATGGACTACTCTGACCTAGACATTCCGGACCCGACACCAGAACAGTACCACGCCAACCTATTGTATCAACTCCGTGACCCCAATGTCAGTGAATTTGCTACAATAGATGAACTCGAAAAATTACTTGACGAACTTCACAGAAAGTCCGAACCGACTCTGGATGTACCTCGCGGCGTCGGTAATAGTCGGACGACTCCACAGTAACCACCTGGACCAGAATCCGGCTGTGTGCATCCCAGACTTTCCCCAATCCTCGCGACCTCTGCCGTGTCTCATGACGTACCGACGCATTCGCTCTGGGTCCTTGTGCAATGTGAAATCGGAGTACCCGGTCGCGCCAAAATCGACCGTCCTTCCGTCCGGGAACACAGCTCGTAACTTCTTCATCGGGTTAGGACTTTTCCTGACCAGCACCTACATATTAAATAAATTTCATTTTAAATTGTAGATGGCGAGCAAAGTCTGGCATCCGCAACAGGAAGTAGTCCTCAAGACGTGGGGGGAGGCGAGCGCGTGCTACCGCTACATGCACCACAAGACGTTCAAGAGACTCAAGCGCAGCAGTTTGTGGTTCTCACTGCCCATTATCGTCATTAGCACGTTGACCGGCACGGCGAACTTCGCACATGACTCTGTACCACCTGCGATCAAGTTGTACGCGCCACTCATCATCGGGGCCTTCAACATCTTCGGGGGACTTCTGTCGACAGTCCAGCAGTTTCTAAAGGTGAACGAGCTGATGGAGAGTCACAGGGTAAGTGCGATGGGATTCAGTAAGCTCTCGAGACACATCAGACTGGAGCTGAGTCTACCCGTCAAGGACCGAGCCCGACACGGCATTGAGATGATTAATCTGTGTCAGGTGGAGTACGACCGACTGCTGGAGCAGTCCCAACCAATCCCGAGTGTGGTCGTGGCAGAATTCAACAAGGATTTTCCGGTGTCCTCGAACATCTCACTGTGGAGACCTGACATCATCACGATCCACCCAATAGTGCCGTACTCGGAAGTGCTTCGATCGTTCCCGGGCCCGGGCCCGGTCCCAGTGGTCACGGACACGAAAAAGTACGTGATCGACGAGATGGAGCAACTGAAGCAGCGAGGGGTGGTTTCAAAATTACTTCGGGGCGATGACCTTGAAATCCGTGTTGACGGTGACCCGGTAGGCAATGTACAGCAGCAGGACCAAGAGAACCAGGTTAAAAAGGACAACCCCTAAAACTGTAGGGTAGACCCTTTTTTTAACTATTTTATTTTCACTTAGTAAATCCAACAACTGATCCGATACATCCATGGACAAGTATATAACTATCCGACAAAATAAGGCGGTCCATCCGAGCGCCGTCGTGGGACGAACCGCCGAAGTCCGGAAACTTTTTCAGAGCATAGAGAACCGTGAGACTGTGTTCCTGCACGGACCGTCAGGAGTTGGAAAAACCTACCTAGTCCAGAGACTCCTTGAACACGAGAAGTGTATCTACGTCGACTTGGACTCGTTCAAAAGTCGTCAGGCTCTGTCGGATTTCTTTGCGTCGATCCGGTCGAGTGATGCGCACATTGTCATTGATGATTTTGATGCCAAGGCGGTGGACCTACTTACCGGTGTAGGAAGTCGTGGGGCGACAATTGTCGTGAGTCGGGACCCGGTATCAGCAAACTCTGTCGCGGTGACCCCACTGTCTGTCGACACACTGGTGAGCCTGGGGGTCTCCAAATTCACCAACTGTGATCCGGACAAGATCCGGGCTGCTGCCGAACGGTCCCGTGGCAACATCCGAAACTTTTTCGACTACGTTGAGGACAGTGGCTACAAAGACACCTTCGTAGAACCCAAGGCTTTGATATCCGACCTGTTGTGCAAAGACGTGTCCGGACTGGGAGACCTGATTGGTAATTCAATCGATGAACACGGGTACACATGGGGCATAGTGCACGACAACTACCCGGACGCGACAGCAATCGGACTCCCGGAACTTGAGGAGATTGCAGACTGCATGTCCATGGCGGACGTCGTTGACACCAAGATGTTCAACGGAGACTGGGAGCACTCAAAACTTTTCTCACTGTACGCCGTCCTGAAACCGGTCAGTCTGATCCAGTGCTCACTTGATGCCTACCGACTCCGACCAGGAAGTTCGTGGACCAAGTACAACAATTTCAAGATGCGTCAGTCCCGAGTGTGTGACATACGGAACCGGACTGGCCTGGACACTGAGTCACTGTCGACCCTAAAGGAGTACTGTATACACGATAAAGACACAGCTTTGAATTTGTTGAAGAGTTACAAAATTCAGAGCTCTGACGTGGACATTATGAATCACCTCGCGCTGGTCAATAAAATGAAGACCAGAACGGTCACACAACTCAAAAAGTCCCTCTCCGCTTGTTCAGAAAACGGAGGAACAGGACCAGGATAGCCGTCCCAATAATGGCGAGGCATAGACGGGTGGACCAGTTCATTTCACTGGACGCTACTGGCGGCGCAGAGTACACCCTTTGGATTCGTTCGTAGTCAACAACCGGTAGACCCATCAGATGTGTATACAAGGTGACTCTTTTATAATTTTCGACAATCTGTCGAGCACCTTCATTTGGTACATGTCGCATGGGACGTTTATGTCTAGGGGTACGTCTGTCAGGTCCTGGATGATAGCCTCGTCCTCGCCGATGGTCTTTTCCATCTCATCGGCAAAACGGTTCTTCAGCAGCGAGTCACTGACTATGTTACCGGTCGAAAAGTTCCAGGCGAAGACCCACGTGATGCGGGACGATTGAAAGTCGAGTGGAGTCACTGTCGTGTACGTGATGAACTCGTACGGGTTCTTGAGTTGGATCTTGATGACGGTCGTGTTCGGGAAGAAGAACTCGGAGTGAATGGAGCACTTTGGTATCTGCATGTGCTCGGTGAAGATGTTGACCGCCTTGGGCACGACCGACGCTTCACAGACCACACTGTCCTCTGTGTCGTAGACCTTCATGTTCTCGATCGAACCGTTCGCCTCGTCCGCAAAGTCGTGCACGTAGTTGATGTGACTGATGTCGGTCGAGTTGCACACCCAGTCTATCCAATTGCCCTCGACAACTTTGGTACCTGAGACGGATTGCCACTCTGCAGAATCCAGTTCGGGACACTCAGGGACGGTGACAACGTCCTCACCGTACAGGTTCGTCCACAGCAGACCGTACTGTTCCTTGGACGGGTAACTGTCGAGACTACAGTTCACAGGTGTGCTCCGGTTCTTTGTCGACGGAATGAACACCAACCGGCCTTCACCGTTGAACTGCCAGCCGTGGTACGGACACTGGATACAATTGTTGTGGATCTTTCCAGCCGACAGACTGGCGCCTCGGTGCGGACACACGTCATCCAATATGCGGACCTCGTTGTTCTCCTGTTTGTACACACAGACTTTCTTGTCGTCGCAGAAGTTCACCTTGGTGGGTTGCTTGGTGCCAAACTGACTACTGGTCCCGATTGCCCACGGAAAGGCCGTTGGCACGTTGAATCGGAGGCTCATTTTACATATTAAAGTCTGTGCCTTTTATGTAGACAGAAATGAAAAATATAGTGACGGTCGAAAACGATGCCTACATAGGTCAATGTGTCCGTCGAGGACTAGAATGGGACGGGTGGATGCGTGCGGACCTACCAAATATCTACCGTCCCGGAACGGATATAGTCGACGTAGGCGGGAACATCGGCTGTAACGCTCTCATGTACTCTGACTACGGGCCTGTGCACACGTTTGAACCGATTCTGCACAATGTACTGACCGAGAATGTGAACCGAAACACCCTCAGGAATCCAGTGACAGTCCACCCGTACGGACTTTCGAACACAGCCGGAACTCAGAACATGTACATGGTTCAAGCAGATGCCAACGGACTTGTCAACTACGGGAGCGGTACAGTGGTGGAGCGCGACAACCAGGAGTCGGTCGGGACCTTCGAATTCAAGCGACTGGATGATGTGTACAGTGGTACCCCGAGTGTCATGAAGATTGACGTCGAGGGACACGAGTACCAAGTCATCCTCGGTGGTCTCGAGACCATAAAGCGGAGTCTGCCGGCACTGTACATTGAAATTTTCGATTTCGAGACGTCACCAATCGTGCCACTTCTTACCGACCTCGGCTACACGTCATTCCCCAGACCAGAACACAACTACCTGTTCACCAATAAAAATGTTCCAGCATAGTACATATATGAAGAATGTCAGGATGCTAGGAGCATGCTGCAATTATGGTCAACGACGATACGGGCCGAGGCTCGCTCCGTACTACATAGAGGACAGGATGAGGGTTCCTGTCGAGAAGGTGAAAGAAAAACCAGATACCAACATTTTCGACTACGACATGCTCTACCGGGTGCACAGGGAACGCTCACAGGACAACCACATCGTCACCCTGGGTGGTGACCATAGCATCGCATACTCCACCATCTCGTCATCTCTTCATACCTACAAGGACTCTCTGCACGTCGTCTGGATCGACGCACACACCGACATACACACGCAGTCTACTTCGCACAGCAAGAACCTCCACGGGATGCCGGTTGGACATCTGATGGGATTTGAAAATCATCCTATTGCCAAGTTCGAACGGACCAACCTCGACCCGTCGCAGATCACCTACATCGGAATTCGGGACATTGACGACGCCGAGTCCGAACGCATGAACCTGTTCAACATCTATTCGGGTCTGGAAAACCTCGCCGAACGCATCAAGGGCAAGGACGTGTACATCAGTCTGGACATGGACTCAATGGATCCGACGGTCTTTCCGTGCACCGGAACACCAGTCCGGAAGGGTCTGAGTCTCGAGGACGTCCTTCAAATCATACAGACGGTCGGGACCCGGGCAGTCGGTATGGATCTGGTCGAATTTGACCCTTTGGTCAGACGGGGTGCGTCCGATGCGTGTCTCGAACACATTGACAAGATTCTACGGACCTATAGTGATTGTGTCTAAATTTTACGCATGATATTATTTTTTTGTTTGTTTGACAGTGTGGAGTTCATCAGGCGTCTGAAGGTGGCGACGTTCCCAGTCCGAGCCGCAGTCCGAGCCTTGGTCGCGGACACTCCGGATATTCCAGATGCGGATGCATTCCGGGCACCACCCGACACGATAGGAATTTTCACAAACTTTTGGAAGCTTCCGACCCTGTCATTCCCAACCATCATGGTGATATCCGAAAAGTTGAGCTTCTTCAGACGGTTCACGATGGCCAACGGAGACGGACCGCTCTTATTGGTGGCCATGACGTTCACTTCAGGAAACATGATTTTGAGAATTTCAACCTTGTCCCGGACTGTTAGGGGATTCTTGTTCTTGTTCTGACTGTGGGTCACGACGATGAAGGGTTTGGATCCGGAGTTCCTGGCTCGGGTTAGCATCTTCTCAATCATGAATCTGTGACCAATTGTGGGTGGGTTGAATCGTCCGTAGGTGAAGATGGCGGATTTTGTCATGTACTATTTGAGGCGAAAAAAACTGTGTGGTTCATTAGAAGGTACCACAGACGCTCTATGAAGTGTCCGACTTCGTTCGATGGTCCTATAGAAACTTCGTCCAGGAGTCGACGGTACATGTCCCGACTATTTCTGTGGACCTGTTCACGGTTCACTGCGAAGACACCAGCATATGATTCGGTGTCGAATTTATCAAAGGCGTCCTGTCCGAGTACACTGACTACAAAATCTTTTATGTCTCGGTACTTGGATTTGGTGTACGGTACATCCGGATGAGATTCTGGTCTGTAATCGTCAAGACTGAATGTGTCTGGTGTGTTGCGGGGACCCTCTCCACAGAAAACAATCTGTCCCTTTCTGATCTGTTCGTAGGCGGCTGCTCGCTTGCCTGTCGGGTTGGCAGTAGTGAATGCTATATAGTCAGTGAGATTGTCCCACTCGTTGACTATGTGGTACAGGAAGGTGCCGACCTCCGTCCCAAGGTTTTCGAGTGGTATGACCTTGACGTTTTTCATTTTGGCCACCTCAGTCGGGACGGCCTGGTCACACTTAGAGTATAGGTACACCGGCTCGGTGTGGTTCTTCAGCCAGTCCAGGCTCTGCTCCTTGCAGTACGCGACCACCAGACTTTTGGTCCGAGACCGAGGTCGGAACAGGAGTACCAGCAGGACCAGAGCCAGGAGGGACAACAGCCCAAGTAAAAGCTTCATATTTATGTAGGAATATATTTATATTCGTCGAACGGCAGACGCGGTACGACCTTCTTGGGAGGTTCGGGTAGTTTCGATAGGATCAAGCAGAGTGCGTCAGCAATGTCGTGACGACGCGTCAGTCTCTTCCACAATGGGAGGTGTTCGAGGTAGGGTCTGGCAATTTCCTCTGTGCACTGCTTGCGGTACTCGTATGCTAGGTGACCAATCTGGAAAAATTTGTGCATTGAATTGGGTGAGATGATGGAAATCTTTTCGCGGAACAAGTACACCAACAGGGCTTCGACATTGGTCAGACCACCTGGGGGCTGTCTCTCAATGTACACAAACTCGGACGTGTCAAAAATGTCCTTGTAGCTCTTGACAAATTCCTTGACCAGATCTGCCACCTCACGTGTACCGCACGCCCCGACGTACTGAGTGATGTCCACCTTGTCTATAAAGAGAATCTCGACCGTCTCATAGTTCCATTCAAGCTGGACCATTCCCATGTTGTGGTACCCTATATCGATTCCAAGTATCCGCATGTACCAAATTATTTCGTAGCATCTTTATATGAAAGATCTGTTTGTACTATTAGTGATTGTGGTGTTACTCCTGGTCGTGTCCATGGTCCTGGTCCGGTCCGAAAAATTCGAGGCCCCATCAGGCTACAAGTTCATAGCGTCCGACAGTAAAAAGTTTTCCAAATTTCTGAAAAGTTTCTTCAATGACAAGAAGTATATGGTCGACGGTGAAAATATGTACCCGAAGTACCACTACATGGCAACCATGAAGGGTTCGGATGCAGACAGAATATATGTAGGCAAGTCGTTACCAGATGACCTAACTCCGAAGACTATAGCTGGACAGAGATGGTCCATGAACAAGGATGAGTCTGTTGGTTTTTTTGACCTAAAACAGTACGGGACGTGTATACCGGACACGTGGGAGACTGACAACGGAAATCGCTACGAGGAAAAAAGAAGTTGGATCTTCTGGAAAAAGTGTGTGCCCGACAAGTGCAGACCTGGTTACACCCTGAAAGGTGACAAGTGTGTGACTAAATAAATTGTCGGTCTATCTAAATGGTCAAAGCAAATGCGAAATTTTGGATGATGGCAGCCTTGGCACTGGCACTGCTCCTCGTCATCGCTATTATCGGCATCCTAACCAAATCGCCACCCAAGGACCGTGTCGTCACGTACGCTGTGAAAGTTCCGGTCCCTGTTCTCCGTCCTCAGCCCGAGTACCGCGATCCACCCTACAAACGGTACAACCCACCGGAGTACCAACAGATGGGGTTGCTTTTGGGGGGCACGGAGACCCTCCCGCTGTACGGACGTAGGGCCCCGGGTTACAGTGACCGGTGGAACTACTACACGACCACACCCGGTAACCAGATGTACAGTCTGCCTGTCGCCCATGAAGACCGTGACTGCACCGAAGACCTGGGGTGCCGAGAATTCTACGGGAACGAGGACGTGAGTGTCACCGGAAAGACTGATCCGTACAAGACAAAAATATATCGCACGACATTCTATTGAGGTAGGCACCCCACCTAGCAAGTGGTGAGTTGTCGTGGACACCACCTCGACGACAGAACGCCATCAGGAATACCTCGACCACCGGATCTGCCATAATCGTGTAGGACCCGGGGACTGGCGAGGGTGTAGCAAATCCGAAAATGAACAATCTGGCGTCGACCGTCGGTGATTCCACACCGTACACGAAAAAACCATTCTGTAAATTCTCCGAACCGTAGGTCTTACAGAGTGTTCCCAGAAGGTATCCCGGTAGTAGGACACGTTTGGACTCGTCGGGTCTGGTCATTGTCAGCAACTCGTTCACCCACTTGAAGTTCCCGGCCAGGTGCACGACGTCATACAGCCGAACTGAATCCAAAAAGGTCTCAAGTGTGTCTAGAGTCACATCGGTGTCCTCGAACGTGTCATGCGTTATTTCAAGCTGCTTCCCGAGACGATTGGCCACGTACACACCGAGAGCAATCTGGGAAAAGAGGGGCCCGGACACATGAACAAGTACCGTCATGAAATAAAATAGGCTACTATTTTTATAATGAACAGTTTGATAGTCAAAAGTCGTTCGTGGACGAGTGCCATCACTGGCTTCGAAATTCCGGAATTCAGAAATGTGAATACCAGGACTATACAGGGAAAAATGGTGTACAACATTGCGACGATTCTTCTGCTTGTGTACACCGGTCTGGATTTCGTGCAGTCTGGGAGGTACGCTAGGTGGCAGAGTCACGAAGGTCAACTACAATTTATAGAAAAGTTCGGACCTTGGATTTTGCAAGTGCTCAGACTGTTTGACAAGATTGCGTCACTTTTTCCGGCTCTCTATACCACTCTGTTTGCTGCGTTTACCAAATCAGGTTACAACGTGGCTCTGGGTATCATCGAGCACCCAATGACCCCTGAAAAGTGGCTCAGACCATCGGGTGTGGACATGACGGTTCTATCTGCTGCTATGCTCGCAAATGCTTCCGGGGTTGTACCGTCAATGACGTACATCCAGAGTACAATTTCTCAGCTACACAGCACAATCGAAAAATTAAAGAATACTCCTCAGACCACAGCCACCGCTTGGCTCGCGTTCTTTCAGCAAGTGATCCGACTCACGGGTCTGCAAGGGACTGTGGCCAATGTACCCGGAATACCCCTAAAAATCATCGACTATCTCATGGTCACTGCTACAGTTGCGGCAGCCACTATGATTATCAGTGCGACTCTCAGCGTTGGGTCTGGGACAAAAACTCTGCTCACCCGGAGGGTGCCCTCACTCGTAGTCGCGAATCGCCAGTCCAACAGGAAACCGAGGAATCCCAGACTCTTGTAGGTTCTGGTACTGGACGGTCAGCTTTTTGGTCCCGTCCGTGAACACGTCCCGGAATTCGAACCAGGTCGTCCGCTGTTTGTGAGAACCCTTCGGACGGACATTGAACTTTTTGCCGTCTGACGTCTCACATATCCACACGACCGTCCCGGCGTCCTTGCCCGTCGCCTCCTCGGCACCCACCACACGGTACTCATCTGTTTGAAAGTTTTTCAATTTGAGGAGATGATTACTGCGCTCGTTCAGACCGTAGGCCCCGTTTGCGTCGCGGATCATGATGCCCTCGTAGCCCTTCTCCACAAAGGTGTCGTGCCACCGACTGACCGTCTTCTTACTCAGGACCCGGGTGGTCTCGACCAGGTGTACATGTTGCTGTCCGAAACTCTTGAACAGAGTCTCCAGTTTTCGGAATCTTTTTTCAAAGGGTTCGGCTAAGTTGTCCAGACTGAAAAAGTCGAAGCAGTAAAAGTGGATCTTGAGGTGCGCCGGTACAGCCTTCTCGGTCCTGCACAGTCCGGTGATTTCTTCAAAGCACAGCCCCTCGGCGTAGAGTTCGCCGTCTATGACCTCACCTTGGTTCAGAACATTTCCAATGTCGTCCAGAATGTGGTCAAACACAGTGATGGGCTTTCCAGTCCGGGTCATCATGGCCGTACCGGAAGACGTGCACCCAATCAGACACCGAACACCGTCGAGCTTCGGCTGTACGTAGAAGGGCTCCGAAATATGACCGTGTTTGTCAGTCCACTGGTTCGCCAGCATCGGAAGCACTTTGGTCTCGACGTTGTCCTGGTCTTCGCTGTAGCCAGCCTCGGTCTGTTTCTTCCAGAGACTTTTGGCAATCAGACACGCCTGTTCGAACGGAGTGGTCTCATTTGACTTTCCTATGTTCTTTCCGTAGTCCACAACTGTGTCGGTCGAAATGTCTTTGCCACCGACAACTCCGTGACTCTTGGTGATGACTGCCTGGTCAGACACGTGTATGCTCCAGTACCGCAACTTGCCCGACTTGTCGCGGGTGAACAACTCAGGAAAATCCATGTAGCATAATTATGTCGGATTACTTTATATGAGAGTACTACTCGTGCTGCTACTGCTCGTGCTCCTGGTCATCCTGGTCATCCTTGGAGCTCCCGGGCCAAAGGTCATCGTGTGTACAATGTCCCGTCACCCGGTTGATTTTGAACGGTGGCTCGACCACCACTTCCGAATCGGAGTTGATACCATCTACGTCAGGTTCGAAGAGACACCCGAAATTGAGGAGACTATTCTTCGTCACCCACGCCAAAAGGACATCATCCGCGAGTACGCCCCCAGTCCTCTCAAGGACGAGCAGCGAAATTGGAACCGTCAGGCACAGCGTCAGGTTGATTTCTGTCACAAAGTCATCAGAGCCTGTCCAAACGGAACATGGGTGTTCCACATAGACGACGACGAGCTCCTGTACCCGTCGGGCGGCGACATAAAACAGTACCTGAAGACTGTCCCGTCTGACACCCAGAACATCTACATCAAGACTGTCGAGGCGGTGTATCCAACCGTCAATAACGACGACTCGTGCTTCAATACGACAAACCGTTTCGTGTCATGCGACACCAGAAACCTGTGCACGAGCTACTACGACGGGAAATCCGGGACCAGGGTCCGTCCGGGTGCAGAAATGGACGGAAACGTTCACAGATTCAAGGGAAAGTCCTACGAACCACCGATTGGTGACATTGCCGTCCTCCATTTCGAGTCGTGTAGTTTCCGACGGTGGAAGGATAAATTTACAAATCTAAATTCAACCAATCCCGAGATACACCCCAGTTTCCGGTTTGCCAATGAGTCACTCCAGATGATACGCAGTGAGTCGACGGACGAGGAACTCCAGAACTTTTACCGAAAGAACAAGGTTGACCCATATTATTCTGTTGACCATATTGTATATGAGCAACTCAATTCCTAATCTCTTCAAATCGACCGTCCTGTTTTCAAAACTTTTCTTCATCGGTCTGTGTATCATACTGGGTGTCGTGAACAATGAGACGGACTATGTAAAGGCAAACCCTGGAAAGTTCTACGGTGATGCACTGTCCCTCGGTTTCTTCAGTGGTCTGGCCTTCTTTCTGATCGGGTACGTGTTTCGAGGGGCGTCGCTCTCGACGGCAGCCGAGCACTTTTTCTTCGCTTTCCTGCTCTTCTTCATGTTCGCAGTCGCGCGTGAGTACGCCGGGTACTACAACTACCTGAGCGGTGATTTGGACAAGACCCAGAAGAGTGTGAAGAAGGTCCTCAAGTGGCCCATGGTGGCAATCACAGGTGTGATAGGACTTGCGGTGATCCTCATGGCCGCAATACGCCGGGACAGCACGATAGACTATTCTCACAGTTCGTTCATGTCCGGGTACACCGATAGCAAATACACCGGTTTTGCCATCGAGACTGTGATTGCAAGTCTGGTGTTTTCGTTCGGTGACATCATCGTGGCTATGAACCACGGTGAATCTGGTGGTCACCTCGCAAAGTCGGCCGGAGCGAATTTCCTCATGATTGTCGTCGCGCACGTTCTGTTCCAGATGGGTGGTCTGTACACGGTACTGTACCCACCGATGAATCAGATGAATTTTAATTTTCGGATGGAATAGTAGGGATGTTCATCTGGTACGATGGTCACGTGGGACAGTTGGACCCACAGACTGACAACGTGTTTTTCTACGGTGTTCGGTTCTCGACCATCACGTACGCCACTCAGTTTCTGCGTGGTCTGGAACCATCCGAATTCTACGCCCCGTGGTGCTACGGGAGCCGCAGGGGTGTCCGGAACACTCTCGACGACTGGGTGTTCTACGACAATCAGTGGTTTCCGGATGAAGATGTTGCTGCCGACCACATAATAAAGAAGAGGGGTCAATAGTCTGTATAATGGAGTTGCGTGTGAAGAAGCTCGTTGATGGTGCACAGCTCCCGACTCGTTCATCCGAAGCTGCAGTCGGCTACGACCTCCACAGTGTCGGTGGCTACGTGATTCTTCCAGGGAGGCGTGCAGTTGTTTCGACGGGCATCAGTGTGCAGTTGCCCCCGGGTGTGTATGGTCGTGTGGCTCCGAGGTCCGGTTTGGCAGTGAAGAATGGTATTGACGTCGGTGGCGGGGTCATCGACCCCGACTACACCGGGGAGCTAAAGGTGGTCCTGTTCAATCACGACCAGAATCCGTTTGTCATCAAACCAGGCTACAGAATTGCCCAGCTTATCCTCGAGCGGTGCGAGGTACCACCGGTCCTAGAGGTACAGCGGGTCGTCGAGACCCAGCGAGGGCAAAGTGGGTTTGGGTCGTCAGGAAATTAAATTGGGGACTAGTATACATGTTCCTCATAAAACCGCTTGGAATCCAGCACTATCTGTCCATCAGACTGCCCAAGAGTTCGACTCGAATTCTTACATTTATAGACGCAGAACAAGCCAATAAATGTAAGGAATATATGGTACTGTACAGGAAAAGTCACGGACACTGGCCCCGGTTCGACATGGATAAAGAGAAAGAGACCGTGAAGAGCACCCGAAATGAGTCCCTGTTTTCGGTCGAAAAGTTGATCGAGTTGGACCAGATGCATACACGAGATCTCGAAGAGATGTACTACAGGACAAATATGGGGTACCTCGAGTGTCAGGAATTCACCTTCACACCGGATGATAAGAACATGACACACTTCACCATCAACATCAAAGGTGCCGAACTTGATTTTGCACAGGACACTAGAAAGTACCTCGACTATCTGGAGGATAATTTGTCAATGTTCGATTGAGACAGTGGATAGCACGAGCACAGACCTTTTCAGCCTCACACCAAAAGAAACCAGCCGACGCTTTGCACCCGTGGGCGTCAAGGTCCCCACCGAGACGGATCGCGTGCGCGAGATAGATTATCATCATGAACAAAATCATTTTATGTTAAGACGTACGGTTGCTTTAATTGCTGAAAGCAACTCCGGCCATCCCTTTCTTGATGCGCAGGATGTTGTAGTTGACGGCCCACAGATAGAAGCTGGATAGGTCAGAACCCTGGACACTCGGGATGTCAAGAACTGCCGTGTCCAACCGACTGAAGTTGCACGTTCCGCACGGCTGGTGCTTGCTCGCCTTGAGTGCGAAAGAGTACATCTCCATGAAGCCGGACCCAGTCGTATCAGGTACGCTATGGAGTTCAGAGTAGTTCTCACAGTGGTAGTACGGCTGGACAAACTTGAAGTACGTGTCCGACATGCGAGAGTCGAACAGTTCACTGCCGTTGAGGTACAGCTGAACGTCCGAGACGTTGGAGGCTGCGGTCGTCGTCAGGTCACCCCATAGAAGACACTTCACAGGGTGGTTCAACAGACTCAGATCGAACTTTGCACTGGTCCCGGCTCCCGGGATGCACGGAATCTTCTGGACCTGCTCGATCAGAATCTCATGGTCCTTGTCAATGAAGATATTGCGCTCCTCGGTGTCCAGGAAAATGTAGTTGGCGTAGAACTTGAGGGACGAAGACGGGGTCGCGGTCCCAAACTTCACACGGACCTCCACCTCGTGGTACTGGAGAGCGATCAATGGGAGGTAGTACGAATCACAGAAGAAGAAGTGCAGAGGCACGAAGATGCTTCCGGTGTAGTCATCCTTGTCCAGTGATGCATTGTTGTACGACTTGATGGCCGACGCCTTGGCACCCGAGTCAACCAGGAACTTTTGCCAGAAGTGCAACAGGAAAGTTGCGTCCTGACGGTCCACCATCTGACCACCAATGTACAACTCGAAGACGGTCGGACTTGCAGTGTTGGACCCGAGACCAGTCAACGTTCCGGGGTTGGTCTCTATCCACATGTAGCTCAGAAGATCACCCTTGTTTGGAATCTTCAGAAGAATCTCACTGTTGGACTGGGCCGTCCCGATCGGTGTGAGTTTCACTGGACGCATCGCAAAGTTCGTGTGACGCTTGTAGGCCTGACGGAAAAAGGAAACCTCCGGCGTCCCGGTGATGTAGGCATCTTGAACACCAGTTGCAACCAGATCTATGAGTGCTCCGGACATTTTACTAATACATTAGAAATATATTAAAAATTTTAGACGCTTGTAGAGTACTGGACATGGTACTGTTTCAAGCTCTCACCTGGGAAACCAAGGACACTGAGACTGAGTACGTTATCAACATCTTTGGACGTTCTGAGGACGGGAAATCTGTATGCGTCTCGACAACGTTCAAACCCTATTTTTTTGTCAAGCTGCCCAAGAGCACAACCGAGACCCAGAGCAGACTCGTCTTTCAGAAGATCCGTCTGGCGATTGATGGCGACATTGACAGCTACGAGATTCTGAGATCCAAGGACCTGTGGGGATTCCAGAACAATGAATTGTCCGCCTTCATGAAACTCAACTTCCAGACCTACGCGGCTCTGCGTCGGTGTGATTCCAAACTCAGGAGGCCGTTGAAGGACGAAGCTTTGCCCTACAAGGTCTACGAGTCCAATATCGACCCGGTCCTGCGGTTCATGCACCGTACCGGGATTCAATCGACCGGGTGGGTGGACACTGGTGACAGCTGCATCCGAAGTCACCTTGCCAGGACTGACATCGATCTGTTCTGTACAAACTGGAAAACTCTCCGTCCTGTGGAGAAGGACAGCAACGCCCCATTCGTCATAGCATCCTTGGATATCGAGACGTTCAGTTCGACTGGAAAGTTTCCTGACGCCGACATTGAGGGTGATCAGGTGTTTCAGATTGCACTGTCGATGAAGCGTCTAGGGTCTGGTGTCTACAACCGGACCTGTCTGTGCTACAAGAAGACCGACCCGGACCTGTCGGACTGCGACATTGTCAGTTTTGACTCGGAACGCGGACTGCTCGAAGGCTTTCGGAACTTTTTGGTCCGGTCGGACTGTGACATCATCACGGGCTGGAACATCTTCGGGTTCGATCTGGAGTACATCATGAAGCGGGCCGTACTGGTTGGGTGCTCCGAGGAGTTCTACCAACTCGGAAAACTGAAGGACCACAGTTGTGAGATGGTCTACAAAAAACTTTCTTCAAGTGCACTGGGTGACAACACCCTGAAACTTTTGCCGATGCCCGGACGGTTCGTCTTCGATCTGTTCCACGAGGTGAAGCGTGAACACAAATTGGATTCGTACAGTCTCAATTCCGTGTCCGAACACTTTCTGGACGACAAGAAGGTGGACATGCCCTACAAGGAGATGTTTGCCCGGTTTGTCCGTGCCGATCCGGTCGAACTACGTGAGGTGGCCGAGTACTGTATCAAGGACACACTGCTGCCCCACGCACTGATGGACCGTCTGTGCACACTTCTGAACCTCCTGGAGATGGCCAAGGCGACCTGGGTGCCGGCGTGCTACCTGGCCGAGCGTGGTCAGCAGATCAAGGTGTTCAGTCAGATGACACGCAAGGCTCGCGATTTGGGATTCATGGTCCCGACGATTCGATGGGGTGCCATCCAGTCCGAAACCTACGAGGGTGCGACCGTCCTGGAAGCACAGACTGGTGCCTACTACACACCCATCACCGCTTTGGATTTCGAGGGTCTGTACCCATCCATCATGATGGCTCACAACCTGTGCTACTCGACCTTGGTCCTGGATCCAAAGTACGACAGTCTGCCTGGCGTCGTCTACGAAACCTTCAACATCAGTGGCAAGGACTACCGTTTTGCTCAGGGTGTCCCAAGTTTGCTTCCAGCAGTTCTGGCTGAGCTGAAGCAGTTTCGTAAGACGGCAAAAAAGCAGATGGCACAGTCGACGGGTGCCATGAAGCAGGTGTACAACGGCAAGCAGTTGGCCTACAAGATTTCTATGAACTCTGTGTACGGGTTCACGGGTGCCTCAAAGGGTATGCTCCCGTGTGTGGCCATAGCGGCCTCGGTCACAGCCGAGGGTCGTCGGATGATTGAACAGACCAAGGCACACGTCGAGGAAAACTTTCCTGGAGCTAAGGTTCGGTACGGAGACACAGACTCTGTCATGGTGGAATTTGACGTCGAGGGTCGCACCGGGACTGACGCCATCGAGTACAGCTGGAAACAGGGTGAAAAGGCGGCTGCGATGTGCAATTCCCTGTTCAAGAGTCCCAAGAATCTGGAGCTCGAGAAGGTGTACTACCCGTACATCCTGTACTCGAAGAAGCGGTACGCGGCCAAGCTGTGGACCAAGGGCAAGGATGACAAGATGCACATGGACTACATAGACATCAAAGGTCTGCAGGTGGTCCGACGCGATAACACCCTGTTCGTCCGTGAGGTCTGTAAGGAGATCCTGGATGTCATCCTGGAGAGTAAGGACACCGAACAGGCCAAGAAGGTGGCTCACAAACGTGCAGTTGAACTGATCGCCGGTCAAGTGCCAATGGAGAAGCTGGTCCTGTCCCAGAAATTGGCCGAGTCCTACAAGTCCGACAACCTAGCACACGTGTGTGTCCGTGACAAAATCCGTGAGCGTGCACCCGGGTCCGAACCCCAGAGTGGTGACCGAGTTCCGTACGTCCTCATCGACACTGGCGATAGCAAGGCCAGACAGTTTGAACGGGCCGAAGATCCAAAGTGGGTCCTCCAGAATAAACTTCCTCTGGACTACGACTACTACTTCACAAACAAGTTTATGAATCCGGTCTGCGACCTCCTGGAACCCCTGGTCGAGAATCCCAAAGAAGCCCTCTTCGGGGACCTCATCGCCAAGAAACCCAGACGCAGCACCAAGAAGGTGACCACGGTCGAGGACCTATTCAAGGCCTACAAAGATAAGAAATAGGGACGCTCTGTAGGTAGATGAAATGGACACCATAGTGGAGACCATCAAGAAGATGATTGAAGACGAGACTGAGAAGAAGTTTACGAAATTCATAGAACACATTTCCAGAACCTACGATATTTCACTCAAAATGCTTCTCAGGGACCTCCACTCCTTCGAGACGGCTGAAGTCCCGGCGACAGCTGTGGTCACTGAGTACTGTAACGGTCTCAAGAAGGACGGTACACGGTGCAAGCATTCTGGTAAGTTCAATGGCTACTGTAAGTGGCACAGAACACAGTTCCGTCCGAAGAGGGACAAACCGCCGGCCCCACCACCCAAACCCGTCGACGTCTCACAGTTGTGTGAACAGTTCACTGGGAAATTACTTATAGAATTTTAGCGTTGACTGACCAATGAGTAGATCCGATCTACTTCTCCAGTCTGTCAACGACTTTTACAAAAACGACCCAAAAAATGCAGAGACCCTCAAGGATATTCTCGAAAAAAGAAAGGGAATCTCTTTAAGGAACCTCGAGTGGTTCATCACCAACTACGCCAAGAAGACGAATCTGACCTACACGACCAAGACAGGCAAGGCGTTCACGGTCCACTGTTCGTATAAGTCCACACTGGATGGCTACAGCAAGAAACTGTTCGATCCGTTCTGTCGGTCGAACAAAATTGACTTTGAACTGCCCGACTCCCAGATAAAGGTGACGACGACCGTCGCTCAACTCAATTTCATAAAGTGGTGCATCAACAATAATATCATCGATTACATTCAAGACAACAAGGAGAAATTATTTGTCTAGGTCCTGCTTCCACATATCCAGAGGCTGTGTGCGGACCAGTGTGTCAAGCTCCAGGGTGAGGCGTTTCTGTTCGTCGTTGAGCTTGACTATCGCTTCGAGGGTGTACTCGTAGGTGGCTGTTCGGAGGAGGTAGTCGTAGCTGTCGTCGATGCGCTCAAAGCCGATTTCGCTCATCTCCTTCTCCAGGTCAGCCTTGCGTTTCTTGAAGACCACGAGCTTCTCGTTGACCACCGCACTGATGAAGCGCACCTTGTTGTCGATGACCTTCTTGCGCTGAGTAATTTCACGAATTAAATTGTCCTTGCGTTTCTTGTACACCTTGATTCGAACTTGTATGAAGTCGACCAGAATTTCTTCGGGACTGGAGTACCGTTTTATCCCGGTGGTTGGGTGGAACAGGTGCATGTTGCCAGTGTGGATTGTCTTGTGGAGCTTGAAGTCCTTGGTGGCTCCGGTCCCCGTGTAGCCGGAAACTAAAAAGTCCACAGTCTCGACCGTACTGCGATTTGTGTAGCTCGATATCACTTTCTTTTCAACCAGTGTATCGAGGTACTCCTTGTAGTCTTGGGTCCACCGACCCGGAGGCAGTTCTGTGATGTGTATGTCACCCGATGTTGTCGTCGTGTACACACCCTTGGACACCCATACTCCCTCTTCACTGACCACCGTCCCTTTGAACCCCCGGAACCACGGTGTCATAGGACGGATGGTGTCACCCCCAAGTGCTCGAAGAATGTTCTCGCGGACATCTTTCGGATTGAAGGATGGAACACTGCTACTGAATCCTGTCCCGATACCTTCGGTCCCGTTGATGAGCACAGTTGGGAGAACGGGTACATAGTACTCGGGCTCTATGGGCTTCCCGTCGTCATCCAGATAGTTCAGGACCGGGTCGTCACGGACGTCAAAGAGACTTCTGGCCGACGGAGTTAATTTGGTGAAGATGTACCTCGTCTGACTCGCGTCCTTGCCCCCCATCAGTCGGGTCCCGAACTGCCCACACGGCTCCAAGAGGTTCACATTGTTCGACCCAACAAAGTCATTCGCCAATTTCACAATCGTGTCCGCCAGAGAAGTTTCACCGTGGTGGTAGGCAGTCTTTTCGGACACATAGGCTGCGAGCTGGGCCACCTTCATCTCCTCCTTCAGGTTCTTGGCGAAGCACGCGTACATCACCTTGCGCTGGGACGGTTTTAGTCCGTCACACATGTGTGCTATGGACCGCCGGACATCCGCCAGACTGAAATTGACAAGGTCACGGTGAACAAAATCTGTGATGGTGACCCGGGTCGTGGTACCGTAATCAATCTCCCTCTCGGACGGACTCTTTTCGGTGTTGTGCACCAGCCACTCCTTGCGGGAATCAGCCTTGGTCTTGTCAAAGGCCAGGACCATAGAATCCAGTGTACCTTCGTCGTGCGTGAATGAGACCGTCAACTTGTCCAGAGCCTTGAAGTACTCCCGGGCCTCCTGACTGGTCGATGTACCCAGACCCTTGTAGTACTTTATTTTCCAACCCGTTGAGTCCCACCGTCTGAAGGCTGTCTCTGTGTAGAAGGACATGGTCTGAGAACCCCTGGTCGCTTTTATAATCGGAGTCACCATGCTCACCACGAAATTCAATTTGAGCAGACTGGGCCAGAAGTAGTGAATCATGTTCAGTAAAAGTCCCTTGATGTGACTCCCATCATTGTCAGCATCCGTCATAATCATCAACCGTCCGTACCGGAGTTCTGACAGTGAGGTGTAGACCTTTTCCTGCTGCAACCCTAAAATCTTTTTGAGGTCATTGAATTCCTGATTTTCTAAAAGTTGTTTGACAGATGCTTCACGGACATTCTTGCACTTACCCCGAAGCGGGAATACACCGTAGTGATCCCGACCCACCACAGACAAACCAGCTATTGCCAGACTCTTGGCGGAGTCACCTTCGGTCACTATCAGTGTGCACCTACCCGACTTGTTCGTCCCGGCAAAATTGGCGTCGTCGAGTTTCGGAATTCCGGTAATCTTGGATCGACGTCCGTCCGTCTTTTTCAGTTCCTTCTGTTCACGGAGTTTGGACATGTTCAGAAGGTCATCCTTGATTCCAGTCTTGAGAATCTGTTGGATGAAACCGGGAGAAATTTCCACCACACTTCCGAAATTCTGAACCTTGAGGGTACACTCTGACTTGACCTGACTGCTGAAGGTAGGGTTGACCAGGGTTGACTTTACAAACACGAAGAGGTGCGACTTTACATGCTGGGGCTGGAGCTTGACGTTCTTGCCAAGTTTTTCTATGAGAGCGTGCGACACCAGATTGAGTACGTGGTCCACATGTGTACCGCCCTTGTGTGTGCAGACACCGTTCACGAAGGACACTTGGTTCATACCACAGTCACTGTTGGCGACCACGACCGACCACCGTGGGGAGGTCAGCGAGGCAATCTTGGCGTCGTCCGGGAGGTGCAGACGTGCGTAATTTTCGAGGGTTGTGGTCGGGACTGGAGATCCTTGGAAGGACACTTTGCACTTTGTGTTGGTGCAGACAGCGGCATCGTAGACCCTCTTTTCGATGATTCTGAAAAAGTCATCGGTCAGATTTTTCATTCCGAAGAGACTCCAGTCTGGTGTGAAGGAGATGGTCACTGACGAACTTTTGCCCTTGAAAGATTTTATAGACGGGGGGTTGCACTTGGACATGTGGAGTTCCCACGACTGTTCGTACTGTTTGTGGTTTTCAGAGTCCTGGATCAGGACCCTGAAATTGTTCGAGTAAATGTTGACCAACTTTGCACCGTAGCCATTGCGTCCACCGACCACACGCTCTTCGGAATCATTGTAGTTGGTACTAGTCAGGAGGTGACCGAATGTCAGTTCGGGGTTCCAAAGTTTTTCCGTCGGGTGTTCCTCGACCGAAATTCCACCGAGGGGTCCATTGTTCTCGACCGTGATCTGACCCGTGACCCGGTCCACCTCTACACGAATGTATTTCACCTCGTCCGGGTGCAAGGAGTTGCGGTCTATCGCGTTGACCAGAACCTCATCAAAAATCTTGAGGGCTGCAGGAGAAAATGTGACATTCTGTTTCACAAACTTTTCACCATCTCGGACCCAATATTCTTCCGTCTGGAGAGCTGTGGGTCCGACATAGGAGTCGGGACGTTTGATAATGTGCTCGATGTGCGTCAGACGCTGGATACTCTCCTTGGTCATTTACCAGTTGGCGTCTTTTGACTTTAATATTTTTTAGGCACGAAATTTATCTAAAGGTCTGTCCGTCGGGTGAAGGCTGCAAAATCCTGGAACCACTCTGTGAGGTCCTTCTCGGACTTTGCTTTGCTCCGGTATCGACGAATGTTGTTGATGAGGTCACCGGACTTCAGGAACTCGAAACACGATTTGCACACTCTGGTCCGTTTCGTGTACCTTTTTTCGTTGTAGAATAGTCCGGGTTGTTTCATCGCGGCAAAACGGACGAGAAGGTCCCGGAACTGATCGCGGTTGTTGATGTGGTAGATTATTTCAATGTCAATGGGTGCATTGCACGTCCTACAGTACTTGTAAACCATCTTCAGCTCATTCACTTTCAACATAGGGTGACAGGAAAAGTCGGGTGTCCGAGGACTCTATACACAAAGGGGAGTCCTTTTCCATATATATCTTCACGACCGTCCCTTTGAATTTCTCAAATGTGTTCCGGAGGTACGTCGAATTGACCCTGACTGTGCACTGGTCAAAGTACTGTGCGATCGGGTGGTGGTACACAACTTCGAGGGTGTCAATTTCAAGACCGGTTGGTTTTACTGTCAGATCCACCTGACAGTCTGGGTCCAGTTCGGCGAGGTCCGGGACGACCATAAGACAGACCAGTTTGGTCACGAACGTCTCCAGAGATTTTCCTTCGACAAGGTCGCACGAGGCCCACCCGAAATCCAGGGTTGTCTCTGAAATTTTTAGGACGGTCGAACCCTTCAACAGTTTTAGGAACACGTCATCAATTGCGACCATGGCACCAGTCACCAGTTCCCCGTGTAGAACCGGTACTCGGTACTCCGTCAGAATGGCGTCGGACTCTGACAGACTCTGTACGACAGCTGCGGTCCCGTTGATGTACAGACACTGACCAGACTGAACGCGACCCTGGAGGTGTTTCGATTCTATAAAAATCATGACTATTTAGTGTTTGTCTAATTTTTTTAACCGAAAAAAAAGTTCCGACCTTACGTAGCCCAGTCTAAATATTTGCTGGAGAACCTGTGGTCTGGGAGGAAAGTAGCTCCAAATTTTAGGAAACCGCACATCCGTCCCAATACAGTTTTCAGAACTTTTAGTCCAGGGACTCACGAACACGGTGTTGTTGGTAGGGTCTGTCCGCGTACACCCACCATCAAAGTATCTCCGTCCGTGGACACTGTACCCGCGAAACCCGGCCAAAATCGGGAGGTGACACGAGGCGCGTACACACTCCACTGCGTGGTCCCAGTCTTCAAAATCTTGAACAACGACGCGGTTCATCTTCTGCCAGACGTAGTTCGCCTCGCTCAGTCCTATTCGAAGTTGTCCGGTGGTTGGGAGTCTTTGGTATTTTTGTGTCACCAAGACGTCCTTGACTGCATCAGCCATTCTAAATGGGTTGAATCTGTTCACATTGATGGCATCTTCGAAATACGATCTGATTGGTACACGAGCAGCAAGTGCAAGTGCACAACAGGCGCCAGCGGACGTACCTCCAAATTGGAGGGTGTCCGTTTCGAAATTGTCTTGGATATAGGCCGCGACACCGAATCCGAATGGAAACATCCATCCTGCGCTGTCAAACTCTATAAAAATCATGGTCCTAGATATAGAATGTACTATCTGTACATTATTGGTGCACTCTTCTTAATGTATATTGTCTGGAAGCGCAACCGCAAGGAGAATCACCTGGTCGTCCTGACCAAGGCGGCTGCAAAGTGGGCCACCACGGCTCAGCAAGATGAGTCACCCTACGTGGCTGTCATGCACGCCAATTACGCGTGTGGGTACCTCCAAGCTCTGAAGGACGTATCCACACCCGAAGAAATCCAGCGTCAGACTGGAATTGAATTCAACAAATTTCAGGAACATATTCTGAATGTTCAAGATATGGTGACCCAGAAGGTCATTCAGAAGTGTCCCGAGTTCGCCGGGAACATCGACCTGTACCTGTCCTCCATCGCACAGAATTAATTTGTGGACACAGTGTATATGTATGAAGTACAACTTATAAATTACGTTGTCATGTTTGTGATTGCGTTCGTTACACCGATGCTCAAGTATCCACTACGGAACGTGGACAGTCTGACACTCTTTTTTTTGTCGTGGGTCTCCACATTTGTGAATGAGGTGCACACTCTGAAAAATCCCTCCCGTCTGGGTGCCCTTCTGAATATTGCTGTCGCAGTCTGTTTCAGCTACTCTATTTTGCTGTCCTACACCCAAGATATCCTGCACGTGGTTCCCTTGGTCGTGTTCTGCTTGGTCACCCTTCTGCTGACAGTCGTCCGTTGGAAGATGATTTTTGGGTCGTCGGAGACCCTCGACTCGCGTCCGAAATGGTGGACCGGTTCTATTCAACTTTACGAATGAAGATGATGCGTTTGCGGGCAATCTTCATTTCATCAGCTTTGGCTTTGGCGCGCGCAATGGCTCGGGCTGTGCGGATGGCAATCTCGTCAGGTGTCTTCAGCGAACGTTCAGCCATGAGCACTTTGTTGTAGGTATCCATTTACTATTGTGTAGGGTTAGTCGTGACTGACAAATCGACAATTTTTTGGAATTGCTGGGTGATGTTCTCGGCACTGAGGAGACTGCGGGTGTGACTGTGGTCCCACCTAGTCAGACGTTTGTTGTAGCAGTCCGTCATGTGCTCCAGAAGGACCCCGAAGTTAGGGTCGCCCCAGACTAGGTCAGGTGTGTACAGAAAGTCGTGGACACCAATCGCCACCTTCTCGCACGGAACCACATAGGGTGTCTTGACGTACTCGGTCGCCCCGCCGTACTCGGACAGTATCACCGGTTTGTCGTGCATTGCAGCCTCGACGGCACCCATTCCGACACCTTCAGAGTGTGAGAAACTCACATAGCAGTCACACGCCTTGTGCAAAGAACTTATGTAATCGTTGTCCACCTGCTGGTTAATCACAACCACCCGCGGTATCTTCAGATTCACAGGCTCTTTGCACGACGCCTTCAGGACCAGGAGGGTGTCCGGCTTGTTCAGACGGATGAACGCCTCGATGATTTTCTTGCACTGCTTGCGCGGGTCGACTATGTTTCCGATGTGGTAGAATTTGTACAGGTTATCACCGAACGTCAGAGACTTTTTGGGAACGGACGGAGGCACAAAGTGGTACAGGAGTTCGAAACGTGTCTTCGGAAATTGCCGACTGAAGACTCCGCGACAGAACTCGCTCGGGACTGCGACCAGATCAAAGTGTTCAAATAGGAGTCCGTAGGCTGGGTGGACTGTCTCTGTCTCACAGACCGTCATGCAGATGACCTTTGTGTTGTTCCTCTTGAGGACGGATACCCTGTCAATCCACAGCGGGATGGGTAACGCGAAGATGAACACAATGTCCTCTCCGACCGGCAAAGGGTCCTCTATGGTGAGGTACCTCTTGCACCTGAACAACTCGCTGTACTTGACACACACCTGACCGATTCCAGCCAGTGTGGTCGGACCTATCACAATCATTATAGTACATAAAAAAAATAATTCTTTATTAAATAGAATGGAAGATTTTAAGAAAGAGTTGAGCGAGATGTACAATGTTCGTCCTCACCAAGTTGCACCCTTGCTTTCCAGACTGGTCGACCTACTGGTTCAGGTCCAAGGACGCGAGGGGCCGCCCGGACCGATGGGACCCCCTGGACCGGCTGGACCCCCTGGACCCGTGGGACCTCCTGGGCCGCCTGCTCTCCCCCAGTAAAAGTACGCAGCCAGTGCGACAATCAAACCGACGAGTAGGTAGTAAAATGGAAACTTTTTCGGCGGCGGGGGCGGTGCGGCTAGCTTCTCAAGTTTGGCACATACCCTATCGAGTGACTGAATGAGCTTCTCGTCGGTGTCGGACCGTGTCGGGGGTTCAGGTGGCGCCTGGTGGTCGACGGTTGTCACCTCCAGTATCATGTAGAAGGACGCCTCGTTCTTGAGCGGGAGATAGTCACCGTCACCCTGAAGCTCATAGAGTCTGAAATTCAAGGACTTTATCGAGATTGGATTGAAGTAGGTCGTGGCTCGGTAGGACCCCTTCCACTGTTTGTCGTGCAGAAACAGTCCGGTCCCCCCGAAACTTCGCTCGACCGCAATTCGTGCGAATACCTGGCCGTTGCGCTCGTCCAGAATCTGTGCCGGGGTCGGGATGTCCGGACACACTATGTCTATGTACTTTGCCTCGTCCGAAACCCCGTCATCATTCACTCCGACCTGGGTCACGTAAAAGTCGACCAACTTGATACCGATGACATCCTTGATGGATTGAATGAACGTGTTGGAGTCGGTCCCGAAATTGATTGTGAAATTGTTCTTCACCCCGGACGTTATGAAATGTGAATCGACCGTGATGTACTGAACCTTCTTGGGAACCTTCTGGAGATCCATCTAGTACCAGGCGAGAAAAAAGTCTCCTCTATATTCAATGGTGTCTGACACTCTGACGGGTAAACTCGCTCTCGCATTTTTTACGACAATGGGGAGCTTGGCTTTTTTTACAGGAACCCAGTACAACCGAATCGACCAGCTTTTCGTCAAGGCCCACGCCGCTGAGCAGGAGCAGAAGGGCATCAAGGACGTCGTTTACGATATACACGGTAAGGTGTGTGGTATAGAGAGCGACCTCCACAATATCCACACTAAAATTGACAAAATTCG